ATTAATTATATTGACCAGATGAGTAAATGTAGATTTTGGGAAGTTAAGAAAAAGAAAAGACTTAAAATGATTTTCAATTCTGCGATGGAACATTTAATTTATAAACCTAATCAATGAAGAAGATGGGAAAGATAATAACTAAAACATACACAAAAGAATACTACGTAGGGCAGAAAGGAAACGAACACGACATACAGGAGATGGACGCAAGACACCTACTCAACGCATTACTCAAGGCACAGGATGTAAGACATCAACACGATGAGTACATGAAGACCAGGGACACATTGAAGATGGAAGTTTATAGGAGAATAACCGAGCAAGGATAATGAAAAACACAAAAGACACAATCGAATGGGTAGCAGTTATTATATTGTTACTGTTACTAGCTACACTATCAAAACAAATGTGGAACATAGAAGAAGCACTTGATAACTTCCATGTAAACATCACAACCGAAACAGTAGTAGTCGAGGAAGAAGACATAGAGCGTAACGCAGAAGATACTATGAAAGAGTACCTGGAACAACAACACGAAGAAAAGCTCATGATTAAATGGCGAGAACTAACAGAGGAGCTGGAGGAGATAGCAGAGGAACTACCAACCTGCCCACTCCTTACTATTTGTATCCCGCCGACTGACAATGAGGTCAGTAATTAATCAATAAAACTATGGAAGAACAAGCAATCAAACAGGTAAATAAATATGACGAAACAATCGAACGGATCCACAAAGTAATTCAAGTAATTAAAGAAAAAACATTCAAGATAAGAATCGTAGAAACAGAGGATGAATTAGAAGCGGTACCGTCACAAAAGAAAACAGAAGTACAATCAGACCTAGATAACATCTTGTACAAACTACAAGACCTTGTAGAGGAAATTCAAATCTAAAGACTTGTGTTATAATGGATACAAGTAGAACCTTAAATCCATAACAATGTGCAGACACGTAACACTCGACATCAGCAACACAGTAGCACTTATCACTATAGACAAGGTAAGCTACACATACGAAGAACTCCAATCAAAGGTCTCAAAGACCCAACTGGAAAGCGAACTATTGCGAACCGTAGAGAACGAACGCAAAAGAAAAGAGAATATCTACAACCTAGAAGTAAATGACGTAGAAGAATTAGTAGCGTCAGACATGGCAAAAGGAGACTACCACTCAATACCATTGATAAATGGATACACACAGAGTGCGGGATAATTAACCATTAAAAAGAAAGGAGGGCGGTATATCTAACGAGAGAGGCTAACACCCTCTCTTTTTTATGCTATACTAAAGATACATAACCAATAAGAAATATGACAAAGAAAAAAGGAACAACTCAAAAGAGCTCCCAATCTAAGTCACAACCCGATCTAACACGACCACTATCAAAGTGGAGAATCAAAGAACTTCATGCATTTGCACAAGAACACGGGATTGAACTAAAGAAAGGAACCGTCAAAGAGATGCAAGAGCAAATAGAATCTTTGAATAAAAGAGGTGAAATCAAATTACCTAACGAGGGTAAGAGAGGAGGTGCACGAGAGGGAGCAGGACGCAAACCAAACACAGAACTAGAACGAATGAAGATACTACGTGAGAACGCAGAGAACCACGCACTAGAAGAAACGATAGTAGTTATCAAAGAGGGTACAACCATAAAAGAAGTAAAGATGACCCGAGACCTGGCACTGCTTGATGTACTGTTTACCGAGGGAATGAAACGAAAGAACATCACCGCCATCAAAGAATACTTTGACCGAACACGAGGAAAATCACGGCAACCAGTAGAACACAGCGGAGAGATTAAGACCGAAGACCAATACATACCAGACGACCCCGCAACCATGAAAGCGTACGAAACCTACAAAAAGGAACGTAAGAAACTAATTGCACAAGGGTACTATGGAGAATAGGCAAATCAGAGACGACCTCAAACGATACTCACTGACCGCATGGATAGACCAGGAGAAGATAGTCAACGAAGACAAGCGACCAATAGACCTATTCAGGTTTTACTATCTCTATGACATTTACGAGGACAAGAGCAAAAAGATTGCCGTTATTAAGTCCGCACAGTCAGGGATTAGTACCTGGGCAATCCTCCGAGCTTTGCACGCAGGACGCTACCAGGGAATAAACCAGATACATACCCTCCCAACAGGAGGAGACGCAACGACGTTTGTACAATCAAAGGTCAACGAGATAATCAAAAACAACGCCTGCCTCTCAACAAAGATGTCAAAGGAAGACAGCGACAGCGTCGGACAGAAACAAATGGGAAAAGGTTTTTTGTTTTACCGAGGAACCAAAGGAAAGTCATCAGGTATTATGATTACCTCAGACAGTAACACCTACGACGAGTACGACTTCTCAGACCACGACAACCTAGGAAACTTTGAATCACGACTCGAGGGAGCAGACAGTCTCAAAATGGAGGCGTGGATTAGTACACCGACATACGACAAGTACGGAATCGCAGAGAAGTTTGAAGACAGCGACCAGAAATACATGAGGTTCAACTGCCCGAAGTGTGGGAAAAGGCAACACATGGACTGGGACAAAAGCGTAGACCAGGAGAACGAACGGTACCGTTGCTGGGAATGTGACCATACCATCGATAACAAAATGTTTCCTATCTGGTACGCACTCTCTGACAAAGGAGATGAATTTGAACACATCGACATGCGATGGGAGGCACGATACCCAGACCGAGAGATAAGCGGATACTGGATCAACCAGATGATGCTACCGTGGAAAAGCCCACAAGAACTCCTCAAAGAATACCGAGACCTCAAGAAAGAGGGACAAATGGAATTCTTCTACAATTTCAAACTAGGAATGCCATACCAGAACGTAGACTCTAAGGTAACAGCGGGATTGTTCTACAAGAACCTCACCGACAAAGAAACCGTAGAACTCAAATCAGTCATGGGGATTGATGTGCAAGGAAACGAACTGTACTGCATCATTGGAAACCAAGACGGAATATACGCCATTACAAAATGCGTGGACGAGGTCAACGGACTCGGAAAAGTCATCAAAGGGAAATGGGATAGAGCAAGCGAACTCATGGACGTGTACGACGTGGACGTGTGTATCGTGGACGCAACCTACAAACCAAACGACGTGCTCGCATTTGCGAACAGACACCCGCACCGAGTGTTCATGAACTGGTACCAACCATCAAGCAAAGGAGGGGACATTTTCCGATTTAATGACGAGACGAACTTCACGGACAAAGGAGAGAAAACCTTTGCAGAACAAATCAAAGTATTAACCGACAGGGAACGAGCAATCGATATGCTCCTCCACCTCCTGGACGACAGACAAATACCAATCATGTACATCAAGGACGACCCAGCGTTCAAAGAGATGATCAAGCACGCAGAGACCATGTACGCACGAGTGATTGAAAACAAGGACGGAACACAAAGGAGAGAATGGGCAAACACAGGAAAGAATGACTACTTCCACGCATTGATATACTGGCTGGTAGGAATGGTAAAAAAAGACTTGTTCAAAAAATAGAAAACATGCTACAATAATGACATGACAGGTACTGCGAACTATAAACCGTCAGACGACGAGAAAACATTAATAGAAAAATGGACCAAACGCTTCAAACGTGCGGAGCGTTTTCGTCAACCCTACGAGGATAAATTCCTCCGAATGTGGAAACTTTACCGAGCATACCGAGACAAACAGAACTACGCATACAAGACAAACATCATGCCACCGATAGGGTTTGAAATTGTAGAAACAATCAAGCCACGACTATCAGGAGCAAAGATGAGAACTCGTATATTCCCGATGGAAGAAAACGACATCAAGAATGGAGCCATTGAAGAATGGGACAACCTCATCAATTACAACTTTGATGTCATGGAGCTGGACGAGAAAAAGGTAGACTGGATTGACGCCATGCTCAAATACGCCAACGGATACGCACACCTCTACTGGGAAGACGCAGAGGACGGAGGAGACCCAGGAATGGACATTGTAGACAACTGGCTCTTATACTTTGACCCGTCAGCAGGTCCACGATTGAAAGACTCAGACTGGGAGATTAAACAAATCTTCAAATCAAAAGCCAGCATTGAAAAGGCAGAGAAAGGACGAGGAAAACGAACCGAGACAGACAACGAGGGGAACGAAACAGAAGTGCACGGAGTATACAAGAACCTAGAGCACGTAACAGACAAGAAGATTGCAGACGACCCACGAAGCGAACGGATCGAGATTGAAACCCTGAAAATGGGACAGATTGATAGCGGATACCGAGCAAGTGACGACACGCAAAAATCAAACTCAGACCCACACGCAGAAACAAAGCAAGTGGAACTCTGGGAATGTTATGACCACATCACAGACGAAATCATCACGATTGCAAACCGAGAGGTACTCATCAGGCAAGAAGAAAACCCATACAAGGACATCAACGAGGGGCGACTATTCGTAGACCTCCCATGTATCCGAGTACCATGGAGTGCATACTCAATGGGAATCATGGAACCAGTAGAGACTATTATTCATGAGATAGCCGACTCACGAAACCAAGCAATGGATAGTATCGTGTTCAACCTGGACCCAATCCGAAAGGTACGAAAGGACGCAGGAATTACTGCAGACGACATCCCGAACGGACCAGGGGCAGTATGGGAACTCGCAAAGGCAGATGACGTAGTCGTGGAGAAATTCGCAACCGTAGACGGAAGCTGGATAGAAAAAGACAACCTACTGCGTCGAGAGATACAAACATCACTCGCACTATCAGAATACGTAGGAGGACGTCCAACATCAGCACAAGAGCCAAGCTCAAAGGTAGAGATACTATTACAACAAACATCAATCCGTTTCTCACAAATGGTGAGGCAAATGGAAACAGCACTCGCAGACGTAGTAAACATTCTCATCCAGATGAACCAGAAATTCTTGACGGAAGATAAAGCCTACCGACTCCTCGGAGAAGACGTAGAATTCAAGAAGTTTACAAATGAAAGCAAGCAGGTAAAAGTGGACGCACGAGTAGAGATTGAACCTAAACCAGAAATGGGACCAGAGGCACGGAAAAAAGAAGTACTTGAACTGTATAAAATCTTTGTAGCCGATGACCAACCAGACCCACAAGATGCGGAAGCATTGAAAGTATGGCAAGAGAAGAAACGGCAAATGCAAAAAATGGTACTGGAAGAATACGACAAATCACAATACGAGGAAGTTCTCATGGGACTAGAGAGCAAAGAAGAAGTAGATCAGGACAAACAGCTCGCAGGAGACGAAACGGTAGAAGCCGTAACTCCTCTTGAACCATTGCAACCAATCGCACCCCTTGAAGCCCCACCAACCCCAACAGCATCACCGCCTCAGGGGTTACTCCAGAGATTATTAAGTCGACTCAGGGGATAACATTATCAACTAATCAATCACATACCATGGAAGAAGAAACACGAACAGAAGAAGTACAAGATGTACAACCAAACGAGCAAATCGCAAACTTTGGAACGTCAGTACAAGACAAGGTCGCTCTTGTAGAATCAGGAGAACTATCAGCGGAAGAATTTATTGACGAGTGCATCGCAGAGCTTGAAGCAATCAAGACAGAGATGAACGAGACAGTCGCTGGACCACTCGGAGGACTGGGAGGAGGAATACTAGACCTGCCAGAACCAGAGGAAGTGTAATGAAAGACTATTCACGACAATTTGATGAAGCACACGAAGTCCTGGAGATGACACAATCGCCAGGCTTCGCCACACTCAGAGCAGATATAGATAAACAAATCGCAAGGATTGATGAAGACATCAAACTCCTAAACGAGCAAATCATACAAGAGGCAGGTAGCGTGGATGCACACAAGTGTATACAGCAACTCATCAAGTTACAATCACGAAAAGAGGGTCTATCGTATATTATTAATCAGGTCGCTTTTTATCAAAAGAAAAAGAGCGAGGCAATCAAACGAATATAATGGAAGAATTCATGAACCGACTGCTCGCCTTACGTCAAACGAGCGATCCAATAATGGACGCCAAACGTGAGAAAAACCGAGCGAGTGCAATTGAGATTTATGGCTCACCAGAAGCCTACGAGAAAAATCTACAAGAAAACCCACTACCTCCAACACTAGGAGAGGCAATGGGAAATTTCTTTAAACGAATCCTCAACGCAAGAGGAAATTAACAACCTAACCAATAAACACCATGAGTGAACAAGAACGAATCGAAAATCTACGGGAAGAACTGGAAACAGAAGAAACCCCAACGACCGAGGAAGCTCCTGAAACTGAAACACCTGAGGAGGTAGAGGAGGGAGAGCCATCGGAAGAATCAGACTTTGAAATCCCAGAGAAATTCAAAGGGAAATCAAATGAAGAAATTATCAAGTCATACCAAGAGCTAGAGAAACTTATCGGACAACGAACCCTAAGCAAGCAAGAACGCTCAGACCTGAAAGACTCAGGACTAGGACGAGGCGACCTAGGAAATATGGACGAATTGAAAGAGCTCATTGAAAAAACTGACTTTACCAATATGGATCCTAAACAGTTTACAGAATTCATCCTGGGACTGACAGACAAACGAGCAGAAGAACGGGCACAGGAAATCTACAAGACAACCGCAACCGTACAGCAAGCCGTGAAGACTGAAATCCAAGAAGCAACTGATGAATTCCCACTCCTAAAGAGCAATAAGGAATTCAGGGAACTAACACTCGCCGTTATTGAAGCGGACGCAGTGCAAGGAAAGGTAACGCCAATCAAGGAAGCGTGTAAAAAAGTGTCAGCATTACTCCAAATCCAAAAACAGGAAAAGGAAAACAACGACAACAAAGAGACACGCAAACGAACAGCCGTAGAAAAAAACACTCCAGCAACCAAGGATAAACCACAGACCGACCAAGAAAGGGTGGTACAAGGAATCCTTAATGCAGGAAGTGGAAGCGGAGCATTAGGCGGGTTATAAAAAACATGCTACAATAGAAGTAGCATATGGGTGTGGGACTGCCCCCCTGACCTTCAGAGCCAGCAATGGGAACTCAGAGGTAATCTAAAACCAGGACGACAAAACATTTTATTAGACTAACCTATAAACATTATATGGGAGCAACAGGAATTAGAGATACAGGGAATCTGTCGGCACGTAAATATGACATGAAAGACATTATTAGTCTTCTTGACGTGGCACAGTACCCTATGCTTGCTATCTTAACAAACGCAGGGAAAGACCCAGTAACAGGGAAAGGACAAGCGGTTAAGAAGCTAGAAACATCTGATCCAGAATTCAAATGGTTTGAAGATGAATTTGGATCACGTGAAGCGACAACTGCAACTGGTCAAACAGGGAAGAACATCGCTTCAACACCTACCGTATCAGTGGCAACAGGGCAAGGAACTCGATTTGCTATTGGTGACATCATCCAGTTTGTAGACACCAAGTACACATTTGAAGTAACATCAATCTCAACAGATGCATTGACACTTTCAAACGAACTTGGAGGAGCTACTGGAACAGTAGACTTGTCGTCTAAAGCGGTATGGATTATCGGAAACGCTAACGAGGAGGGAGGTTCACTACGAGAAATCAAAGGAACTACTCCAGTAGAGAAAGTGGGATACACTCAAATCTTCCGAACACCATTCGGAGTAACTGAGACATCAAAAAACACTCAAACTCTTATCAAGGAGAACGACCTCGACTACCAACGACGTAAGAAAGGTATCGAACACGCAGTAGATATCGAGCGAGCGTTCTGGTTTGGTAAAAAATCAAAGCGAACATCTGCAAATGGTAAACCAGTACGAACTACAGCAGGGGTTATTGACACCATTTCTACATACGCAACAGCGAACGTAGACACAGAAGCAGAATGGGAAACTTGGCTAGAAGACGTATTCAAATACGGAAACAAAGAAAAATACTGTTTCGCTTCTCCAAAAATCATCTCAATGATTAATGGATTTGCAAAAGCGAAAGTAGAGATTGTTCAATCAGAACAAACCTACGGAGTACGTATCATGAAATACATCTCAGCACACGGAACTTTGAACCTTATCAAGCATGACCTATTCTCAGGGGATACATACGGGAACTACGCAGTAGCACTCGACCTTGAAGTAGCGAACTACCGATACTTGTCAAACCGTGACACTAAATTGTTGATAGACCGTCAAGCAAACGGGGACGATGAAGCAGTAGAAGAATACCTGACAGAAGCAGGACTTCACCTTGAACAAGAAAAGCGACACGCTATCTGTTCATACGCATCACTTTAGATCGTCAGATGGGCTGGACCACCCGATGAATCCAGCTCATCGCATCGGATGGCGATCCGAAACATTATCAAGCACTAACCAAAAACGATATTATGTCAACGAAAGAAGTAACGTACGTATCAAAATATCTTCAACTGAAACTAATTCGTGAGAGCTCATACACGAAAGAAGTGAAAGGAAAGATCCTGCCAGTAGCAGGTAAATCAATCCAATTCAATCAGGGGGCATTCACTACCAGCGACAAAGAAGAAATCAAATTCTTGGAAAATCACAAGAACTTCGGAACAATCTTTATCAAGGTAGACAAAGACGCAGTAAGCGAACGAGCTGACTACGTGAAAGACCTTGAAACACGGATTGCTGAATACGAGGCTAAAGAAAAAGCCAACAAAAAGGGCGGAAAAAAGGTAGTTAAGAAAAAAACAGCTACCAAAAAAGCCGACAATAAAAAAGAAGACGCTAAGTTTTAATTAACATGACGACTTCACAAGGAAAAGCAGAGGTAACCATCGAGGCAACTGTAACCCGTGCAGACGGGAAAGTAGAGAAGCTCGGAGTGGTCTCACGACAAAAGGTCGAAAAGTCCTTAATTAAAAGAATTTTTAATAAGAACAAGTAACTATGGCAACAGTACTAACAGACACAGGTAAGGCAAACATGATCAATGCCTTAAACGGTGGTTCACACACAGCACCAACCTACGTAGCGTGGGGAACAGGAGCGGGAACTGCCTCAGAATCTGACACAACACTCTTCACAGAGGCGTCGGAGGCTCGAACCAACGGTACAAAGTCAGTCGTGACAACCACAGTGACCAATGACACCTACCAAGTAGTAGGAACTATCACAGCAGATGGAACTAAAACTATTACAAACGCAGGGCTCTTTGATGCCAGCTCATCAGGAGACCTTTATGTAAAAGGTGACTTTACTGGGATTGCTTTGAATGCTTCAGATAGTATTCAATTCACGATCAAGATTGTACAAGATCAGGCTTAATACTCTGATGGAGGGGGATACCGTCCCTCTCAATGAGACTATTAAATCTCAGTAAACGTTATGGCATATCCAACAGTAGAAGCAACAAATACATCATTCAGCACGTCGAACTCAACATCGCACGTAGTAGACCTCCCAAGTGGTATCACTTCGGGGGAGCTTTTGCTTGCTATTATTTCATTTGACAGTTCAATCTCGGGAGGAGTAACAGCACCAGCAGGGTGGACTGAGATATTCCTAGAAACAAACGGGTCCGCAGTCGTACAATCAGCATTCAAAAAAACAGCAACAGGGAGCGAGGGCTCAACCGCAACCTTTACCACATCTTCAAACTCCGAAACATTCTCAGCGATTGTATACCGAATATCAGGAACAGATGGACTCGTAACAGGTTCACTTAATAACCCAAACGGAACAGCAACATCAACGAGCTTTCCAACAGCAAACGGAGGATGGGGAACATCGGACACCCTAGCCATTACTGCGTTCACGGTAGACGACGGGGCACGATATACTAGCGGAACACCAACAGGATACACAGACACGATAGACACAGGGACACAATCAGGAGGTACCACAATGAGCCGTACGCTTTCATTTAGAAAGAACGTAACATCAGGATCAGAAGCACCCGCAGGAACTATAACGACAACATCAGCAGGAACTATAACATCAACCTTTGTTATTGCACGCGAAGATCGTGACTGGGAAAC